TAGAAAAATTGGTAAGTGCCATCAAAACATACTGGTGTTCTATAAAGGCGATATAAAAGAAATTAAAAATAACTTTAACAAAATAGAAATAAATGCAATCGAAGATTTATAACTTTCAACACTACTTTGAATCAGAAAATTTAGAATTATATGTTACCTTAGAGAGTATACTTACTAAACTACTAAATGATTCTGGATTTACTATTCTTGATATTTCTAAACATAAGTTTAAACCAATAGGATTTACTTGTATTTGGCTTCTTGGTGAAAGTCATTTTGCAATACATACTTTTCCAGAAGAGTGTATAGCTTATGTTGAACTTTCCAGTTGTGTAAAAAAACCTTTTGATTTATTTGTGTTGAATTATTTACAAAAATTTAATGATGGCGTATAAAACAGAAGATTTATATAAAAAAGCTATAGATGCGATAAAAAGTAATAACCTATTCTTTTTGACTGATGTATATGCTTACTTAGGTATTTCACACGATACTTTTTATAAGCATTTCCCTTTGGAATCGGAAAAAATGGAGGCTATAAAAGAGGCTGTAGAAAAAAACAAAGCCCGAACAAAAATAAGCATACGCTCCAAACTACATAGCAGCACTTCACCCACTGGGCTACTGGCACTATATAAACTTATATGTACACCAGAAGAACGCAAGGCTTTAAGTATGCAGCACCACGACCACACTAGCGAAGGTGAGAAAATTACGAATGTAACTTTTGAGTATGTCAAGCCACAAGATTCAGATAAATGATTTATTCTTTTGGACACTAGAATCTGATAAGCCATATATAGTACATCAAGGTGGCACATCAAGCGGAAAGACTTACGCTATACTACAGTACCTTATAAGCATAGCCAGTAAAAAGAAAGACCTAACCATTACCGTAGTAGGGCAGGATATTCCAAACCTTAGGGTGGGTGCTTATAGGGATGCCCAGAACATCATATATAACGACCCTTTTTTCACGCAAGAACTAACCGACCACAATAAAAGCAATAGGGTGTTTACTTTTGTCACCGGTTCTAAGATAGAGTTTAACAGTTATAACGATGAAATAGACGCTAGAAGTGGTAAGCGAACCCACAGTTTTTTCAATGAGGCCAACGGTATAGACTACGGGATATTTGAACAGATAAGTATGCGGACCACAGACCAGACGATAATAGACTTTAACCCTTCAGCTTCATTCTGGGCGCACGAAAAGCTTTACGGTAGGGAAGATGTGGACTGGTTCGTATCAACTTATAGAGATAACCGATTTATTCAGCCTAGCATTAAAAAGAAAATACTAAGCTATGAACCAACGCCCGAAAATATAAAGGCAGGCACGGCCAATAAATACCGGTGGCAAGTGTACGGACTGGGTGAGGTTGGAAGGTTGGAAGGCTTGGTGTTCCCACACTTTGAAACTACAAGCGAATGGCCAGAGAATTACAAGTGGCGAGTGTATGGGCTCGACTGGGGCTATACTAACGACCCTACGGCTTTAGTAGAAATAAGATACAACGGTGGCGCTCTATACTGGAAGCAACACATCTACCGCAGGCAACTAACTAACCAATATATTAGCCGTTTAATCAAAGAACTAGGAATAACGGACGAAATAGTAGCCGATAGCGCAGAGCCAAAGAGTATAGCCGAACTTAGAAACAGTGGGGTATGGGTGAAGCCAGCTAAGAAGGGAAAGGATTCTATTCTATTTGGGATTCAGCTGCTCCAGGATTACCCGATAAAAGTACACGCACAAAGTAAGGACCTGATAGAAGAATTTAGTAGCTACACGTGGGCCAAAGATAGAAGTGGCCAGCCAACTAACAAGCCTATAGACGACTTTAACCACGCTATAGACGCAGGTCGCTATAGTATTATGGACAAGATGAAGAAGAAAACCCTAGATATTTCTTTAGCATAAAGCAAGGAACCCCCGTTCCTAAAAATAATTTTACTGTAAAAACGTGCTTTAGATACCTATAAAAGGCTATTCTAAACTTATTTAAAAAAAGTTTTAAAATTTATTTGCACCGTATTGTGAAAGGGTGTATATTACTAGTGAATTAAAAAACGATAACAAATACAAAGAGCAATGACACCACAAGAATACAGAGAAGAATTAGTAAACGAATACTTCAACGAACTAAACGAGTTTTACAAAGCGCACCAAAAAATGATAGTTTCACTTTGGGAGTTTGAAGGCGGTACAATCGAAGAGTGGAATACTAACCGTGAGTTAAAGATAGGCTTTATCGTAAAACTTAAAACCTTAGCTGAGCAAGGTATCGGGCTAAGAATAGCATAACTAACAAACTAGGCCGCTTCGGTGGCCTTACTTTAACAGATAACAAAAATAGCAAAACAATGGAACGATACGAATTTGTAGAATACGATGTAATAAACGAACACGGGGAATGGGTTACTGTTACCCACTACGAACTAATAGAATTTGACGATAACGATAACGAAACCACAGAATAATGAAAGAGCAAAGAAGAAAATATCTTAATGAAAATTACCACATTGATTTATACAAGGATGATGCAAACGTAACCGGGTGGTTTATAGAATATCACACAATGCTGGGCAATAAGGCTAAATTTATCGGTATGAATATAATTTCAGAACCTGACCGTATTTACGTTGGTTATAATGGCAGAAAAACAATTACTGGTGAAGAACTTCCTAAAAAACTTTATAAACGTGCTTATAAAGAACTAGATGTAACTACTATTCTTTATCCACTAAACAAATAACAATAACAAAAAATAGAGAACAATGAACGCAACACTTAAAACTATACACCTGACCGACTGGAAAGGTGAACCAATTACTTACTATGAAATGGATTTAAAATTTCAACACACCTATCATAACTTCACCTACTTCAGTATAGAAGGGGAAAGTAAGCAGGGCTTTCTGGACCGTATTACCTACGAAGTAAAGAAAATCTATAGCGGGGCTACTTTAAACTGGACAGAAGAATGATACAATGCGAATGTTCAGACGAAGAACTAGAGATAAAGGACCTAGAGATAGAAGATAATAGCTTTACGCACCACTTCGGAACGGAATACGACTATGAAGTAGTTTGCCCTAATTGCGGTGCTTCTATGGCTGAATTTGCAAGCGTAGACGATGTCATAGAGGCTAGGAGTGAGTGGTAAGTCATTTACTAAACAATAAAATAACAGATAACGACTTAAAAACGATACAATGACAATAGCAGAACAACTAGGAGTAACCGACTTCCCTTTTATAATAGCAGATAAAAACGATTTAGTGATATACGTTGAACATTCCAATAGATTTTGGGAAAGGCATGAATATGACTCCAATGGTAACGAAACATACTTTGAGGACTCCGATGGATATTACTGCGAACGTGAATTTGATTCAGATGGAAATGTAACGTATTACAAAAATTCGGATGGATTCATAATAGGCAAACAATCAATTAAAACAACATCATAAGTTGTCATAAATAACAACACAACCTTATCATAAGTTGTCAAATTTAACAACACAAAACAATGAAAAAGACAATCGCACAACAATTAGGCATAAGAGACTTTCCTTTTAAGATACAGGATAAAGATGGAAATACACTGTATTGGGAAGACGATAATGGTTATTGGGAGAAGCATGAATACGATTCTGACGGGAATGAAACATACTCTGAAAATTCTCATGGATACTGGGTAAGGAGTGAGCGTGATTCAGAAGGAAGAATGATATATCGTGAAGATTGTACTGGATTTTGGTGGAAATCTGAATACGATTCAGATGATAACGAGATATACTTTGAAAATTCTTCAGGTAAAATAAGAGATAACCGACCAAACCAAACCACAGAACAATGAAAGTAACAGAAGAAGAACTGATTAAAATCATAAAACAAAGTCGGATACAAACCTTTGTAGGCGGATATAGACTTGGACAATCTAATTTTTATATTGAGTTAAATTTAACACATAAGCCAAATTTGTTTCATCGTATTATGATGAGATTTTTCTTTGGTATTATTTGGGTTGATAATTAAAACCATAGACGAATGAACAAGTCTAGTATCTTTCGCAAAAAACTTGACTACAATATGCACAATGAAAACCCTAAAATCCGCACAATTAAATGACACAAGCAATGAAAGAAGAACAAGAGGTTTGGGATTGGCTACAAGATAAGCACGTTCCAGACCTAGCTAGGAAAACCGGACTAGGCACAACGCCTATATATTATTTTAAGAATGGCAAGGCTAAAAATGCTAGCTTCCAGTTAATACGTTCACTTCAACTAATAAAAGAAAAAGAATGTACACCCTAGCACTAGATGCCTTCACTAGATACCAGAACACGGAATTACCTTATAGCAAAGCCCTAAAGGCTTACCAGCGCTTTAAGGATAGAATACCTAACAACTGGGAACTGATTACTACATTTTGCAAAAAGATGGACATAGGCTACGATACGCTATTTGACAAAAGCCGAAAGCAGGAAATAATAAAATACCGTTCTTTATTCTATAGCTGGGTAAGTTTACCACACATAGAAGTGGCTCGAATGTTTGACGTTCACCACAGTAGCGTAATGCACTTAAGAAACACACATAAAGACCGACTACTGCAAGACAAACACTATAAGAAACTTCACAGACGACTAAACTGTTGATTTGTTATCTAGGCTAGTAGATGTGAAAGTTTACTAGCTTTTTTTTGCTTATTTCAATAGATGTAAAAATTTGTTAATTTAAGGGCAACTAAAAAAAGCAAATTATGGCCCTAATTGACCTTTTACCTTTCGCACAGACGAAAGCACCTAGCACACGTTTAGTTAATGAATTGAATAGGCAGTTATTCCGCTTTCATAAAGGGATACCTATAAGCTTAGACGATACACAGAATGCTTATGTAGAAGATGGCTACGAAATAAACCCAGATGTGTATTCTGTTATAAACGGAATTACTAAAGCAGCTGCTGCAGTTCCGCCTATCATTCACATAGTTAAGGACCAAAGAAAAGCCCTAAAGTACAACCAACTTAAACGGGTAAACAAGGACAAAGTTTCGCAGGGTAGTATAGATAACCTACTAGAGCTAAAAGAGCAAGCCTTTGAGGAAGTACACGATGAAAGAGACTCACTTTACCAGCTGATTAACCAACCCAACCCACTACAAGGCTATCCCGAATGGTATGAGAACATGAAGGGGTTTCAGCTTATTACGGGTAATGCCTACACCCACTTTATAGAACTAGGCGATGGCACATTCGGGGAGATGTGGGTAATGCCTTCGCAATTTACTAAGATAGTAGCCGACCCTACATTTGAATCTTTGGTACGTGGGTACACGATAGATATGTACGGACACGATGGCCACGAACTACCGGCTGAATCTGTTATGCATTGGAAGTATTGGAATCCTGACTACGATAGTGTAGGCTCTCACTTGTACGGAATGAGTCCACTAAAAGCAGCCCGTAGGTCTATACGATTGGGAAACGATGGCGACCAAGCACTAAGCAAGGCGCTAAAGAACGGTGGCGCTTCGGGTGTAGTCTATCCTACTGACCCAGACATGGAGCAACTAACACCAGCCCAGCGCTCACAGTTAGAAACGTACCTACGCAGTATGCAAGGTCCAGACAACTATAAGGCTTGGCTAGTATCGAATGTTAAATTAGGGTTTGAAAAGTTTGGTATGCCACCGGTAGATTTGGAGATTATCGAAGCAGGTAAAATGACTCAGCGTGATATATGTAATGTGTTTAACTTCCCTAGTGAGTTATTGAATGACCCAGACAATAAGACTAACGCCAATAAGCAAGAAAGTAGAAAGCAGTTATATCTGGATAACGTACTACCAGAACTTACTAGAGATTACGCAGAACTAAACCGTTCTTTAGTACCGGTATTTAACCGAGCGACTGGCAATAATTATCATTTAGATTTTGATGTACAAGCGATAGACGCACTTAACAAGGATGCGAGCGAAAAAGTGGACTGGCTAAGTAAAGCTTGGTGGCTAACAGCCGATGAAAAACGTATCGAAATGGGCTACCAACCTACGGGGGATAATAGCCGTTATATTCCGATGAACTTAGTACCGGATGGAGCAGTAGAGTTAACCGATGAAGATATAAAAATGCTAAAGCAGGAATATGGCGCTTAGATATTTCACCCAGCACGATTTTGACAAGTGTACACCAGCGTGTAACATCAAAGATATGAACCCTACGTTTATGGAGTTACTAGATAGTGCTAGACATATATGTAAGATACCGTTCGTGCCGACTTCGGGCTTTAGAAGCGAAATTTACGAGCGAGAGCAGGGCAGGGATGGCACGAGTTCACACACCAAAGGGCTGGCCATAGACTTAAAGGCTACTACTTCGACTGCACGGTTTAAGATTATAAACGCACTTATTTCTATTGGCCTGACTAGGATAGGGATAGGTGAAAATTTCATTCACGTAGATATGGATAAAACGAAAGCACCAAAAGTAATTTGGCACTATTATGGATAAACAAGAACTTAACCAAGTAAAATACGATATTACAAAACTTGAAGCTATGATAGAAGTATTAGCTAAAGACATACAAGATATAAAAGAAGCTTTACTAGGTAATGACTTTGGAAATGAAGGCTTAGTAAAAAAAGTGCAAAGTAATGAAAGAAATATAGCAGAATTGGTTAAGTTTAAACAAAAGATAGTAGCCTACGCCACTGGTTTAAGTGTGGGGTCGGGTGCTTTAGTTAATTATCTAATGGAACTGATAAAATGAAGAAACCACTAAAAGACAGAAAAATAGTACAAGTACTGCAAGCGACTTTTGCAGGTGAAAACAAGGTGGGTAAGATAGTTCACGGGGTACTGGACATCTTACCTATTCCTAACCAGCCATTAGGTAAGCTTTTTAAGGCTATCCTTAACGGTGAGTGGCAACAAACCAAAGAAGAAATTAAAGCAGCGTTCACACTTAGGAACGTGGTGGCCATTATTTTAACGGTAGCTTTTGTTATGGGATGGATAACGCCCGAACAAGTAAAACAGTTTACCGAGATTCTTGAAGGACTTCTATAATTCCTATTTGTTATTGATGTACTAGGTTTTGAACGGCCTAGTATTTTTTTATGAAAAACACCGACTACATAACTTGGAAGGCTTTCGATAATAAGCGCAGGACTTTTGAGCGTTATGGCCAAAGGGTATTTTACCGAGCGTTAAGAAAGCAACTAAAGCAATACCTAGACGAAGTAGATAGACTTAATGCGATAGACTTTGATATAGAAGGCGTAATTACTACCGAGCCAATAGCTGAGGCCTACACTAAAGTCTAT